TGCGAGAACAAGGCGCTCGAAGTATGGCCTAAGCGCCCTACTACCTGCCCCCTAAAAAATTCGTTCGAGCGCGGTCAACTAGGCTGGATGCGTGAATGGAAATTTAAAAACGGTCACGCGTTCTGCCTGCTGCGCGTCGAAGATAAGGAGTTCTATCTGCTCGATCCGGCATGGCGCATTGAAAATAAGACGCGCGCCGAACTGCTAATTCTGGCGAAAGCGACCGGCAAGACACAGATTATCGAATTCCTGTACGAGCTACGGAACAATGGACTATGAAAACCAAAGGAATGAAACACCAGTTGCGCGGTCTCGACGCGAGCGAAGGCAAGCGAAACTTCGCTTTCTTTATGGAGCAGGGAACGGGAAAGACATGGGTAACGCTGGCCGACGGCGAACGATGCTTCGTCGGTAACAAGATCGATGCTGTCGTTGTGTTCGCCCCTAAAGGCGTTCACTCGAACTGGGTTCTGCGTGAGATTCCTAAACACCTTGGTGTTGCGAGCGTTTCTTTCGCATGGAATGGGCCTGTCAAGACGAAAAAACAGAAAGAGGGTCTCGCCCGCCTGTACACGTCGGAAAGTCGCTTTACCGAGCCAACCCTTCGAATCCTGTCGATCAATTTCGAGGCGATGCTGCGACCTGAAGCGATCGAGGTTGTCCGGGAATTTATGAACAGCTTCCGCGTAATGGCTGTTGTCGACGAATCGAAGAAAATCGGCAATCCAAAGGCGAAGCGGACCGTCAACATCATTAATGCCGGGCGCGCGGCAACCGCTCGACGAATCCTGTCGGGTAAGCCCCTTACCAAGGCGCCGATGGACCTTTTTTCTCAGTTCGATTTTCTGAAAGAGGGGTTACTTGGCACTACTTCGTATCGGGCGTTCGTGAGCGAATACGCCGTTCTGCTCGACCCCCAGTCGCCCCAAATGCAGGGTTTGATTCGCAAGATGGGTCCGAAAGCAGCGTTCGCACAGGTCGTCGCGACGGAGAAGGTCGTCGACGAGGAAACCGGCGCTACGGTCGAACGCAAGCAATACAAAAACCTCGACAAGCTCGCGGCGATGATTGCGCCGCATGTATTTCGCGTACGCAAGTCTGAGTGTCTGGACCTTCCGCCAAAGGTTTACAAGAAGGTTTATTTCGACATGACCGACGCGCAGCAGGCCGTCTATGACGAACTGAAAAACGAACTGGCATACGCGAGCCAACAGGAGGGTCCGCAGTCGTTCGTTGCAATCGCCGCGCGCGCCAAGATGCAACAGTGTACCAGCGGCTATATCAACGTCAACGGTAAGCCCGAGATCATGGCGCCTGAAGACAATCCGCGCATGCGAGAGTATCTGGACGTCGTCGATGATATCCCCGAAGACAAATCGTTCATTACGTGGGCGATCGGGCGCGAAGAGATTCGACAGATTTGCGTCGCGCTCGAAGCAGAGGGGATATCGTATGTTGAGTATCACGGCGGCGTAAGCGACGAAGATCGGGAAATTGCAATCGATGATTTCCAGAATGGTCGGGTCCGCGCGTTCGTCTGCAACAAGGCCGCGTATGCAGGGCTTACCCTGACGCGTGCAACGTACTCGCTTTACTACTCGTGTGATTTCGACAACGACGTGCGCGGTCAATCCGAGGATCGCTGTCACCGTATCGGCACGACCGAAAGCGTGCTGTACGTTGACTTCATCGCTCGCGGAACGATCAATGAAGATGTTGCCGCGAGCCTGGCGTTCAAGGATCACATCGCCGATATCGTGATCGACAATGATCGAAAAGAGGTTGCGACATTCGTCGAGAATGGGTAAAGTGAGGGCTCTCACCGAAAGGTTGTCGTCGCGTTCATCTAGCGGTTAGGATCACAGGGTTTCATCCTGTTAACACGAGTTCGAATCTCGTACGCGACTCCAAAGAGCCCTTAAGAGAATTTATAGAAAGGATCAGAAATGTATGAATGAACCCCGCGTTTTCGTACCGCAAGTCGTCGAGCGTTACAACAATGACAAGGGTCGATTCGAGCCTGTCTTTGACCTTTCGACGGCAACGGTTTTCGGCACGCTAACCCCGATCCTGAATCCGACCGACAACCCGATTTACCTCGCGCGCTTAACGAGTCGTATCCGCGATGGACTGAAAGACTTCGACGCGGACCGGGACTGTTTTCTTGCAATTGGTGATCCGTCACTGATCGCCGTTTGCTCTGGACTTATCCTGCGTCGTCAGAAGCAGTTCAAGATGTTGAAATGGGATAAGAAGATGACCCGCTACATTGTTATGGATATCAACCCATGAGCGATATTCAACCGCAGCAACCCGACACGTTTGACGATGAGCCGGGGATCAGTGCCGATGATATCTTCGGCGTGGGCGACGCGCCCGACATGACCGCTGCAGAACAGGGCGACGCGCTCGAAAAACTGATCGAGCTTGCAGAACAGTTGCGCGCCAAAGACGCCGATGTTGTGCTCGCGAACGAAGCGCTCGCGCTGGTCAAAGGCGAAGCGGACACGCTTCGTTCGCGGACTATTCCGAACCTTATGCAGCGCCTGAAAATGATGTCTTTCACGCTCGAAGATGGTTCGGAAATCAAGATTAAGCCCGATATCAAGTGCTCGTTGACCGTCGAAAAGAAACCGGCCGCGCTTGCCTGGGTTCGCGCTCGCGGCGACGACGGGATTATCAGGAAGGAGCTTACGCTGTCATTTGGTAAGGAAGACGAAGAGAACGCAAAGAAAGCCGAAAAGCTTTTGCGTGAACAGGGTTTTACACCAGACATCGGCGAAAATATTCACCCGCAAACGCTGAAGTCGTATGTCAAGGAGCGCATGGAAGCGGGCGATAACATTCCGCTCGACACGTTTAGCGTGTTCGAATACAAAGAAGCGAAAATAACGCTTCCCAAAAAGAAAAAGTCGAAGTAGCATTCAATCCGCTGTACCAACAATTTTTCAGAAAGGAATCAGAAATTATGGCAACTGCAAAGAAAACCGCGTCGAGGCCTGTCGATCAGGAAGCGAAGCAAGAGGTTCTGGCGTCTGCTTCGACGGCTGTCGCCGAAGTCAAGCGCACCGCGATCGCCGCGCCGTCGTTTATGGACGCTGCGGACATGGGCGCGGGTTTCGAGGGTGCGAGCGCGGACGCTTATGCAATCCCCTTCCTGCAACTGCTTCAAAAGATGTCGCCGGTTGTCGACGAGGACAATCCGAAGCACATCCCAGGCGCCAAGGCCGGGATGTTCCTGAACACGTTGACCGGCAAGCTGTACGATGTGAAGTCGAGGCCGCTCGACATCGTACAGTCGGCGTACAAACATTCGTTCATTCTTTGGGGCTCCCGCGACGGTGATCAGGGCGGTTTCAAGGGCGAAATCTCGCCGGAAGACATGGATTCGATCGTCGCCGACGGCAAGGTCGAGAACGTGAACGGCAAGCTGATCGTGAAGAACGCCGACGGAACGTTCGATGTCAAGAAGTCCGATTACTACTCGGACACGCGCGCCCATTACGTGATCGTGATCGACCCGGATACCGGCGAGAGCATGGCTGCGATTCTGTCGCTGGCGTCGACGCAAATCAAGTCGTCGAAAACGCTCATGACGATGCTGCAGAACAAGAAGGTCAGTATCGGCAACAAGATCGGCACGCCCGCGACGTACGCCAATCGCATCAAGCTCACGACGACCGTTCAACAGAACGATCAAGGTACCTGGTCGACCGCCAAGTTCGATCTTGACGGTCTCGTGACGGACGCCGAAATCTTCGTTCAGGCGAAGGAGTTCCATAAGGCCGTCGCGACCGGTAAAGCGAACGTCGACTATTCGAAATCGGTCGATACGGGCGAAGGCAATGTGACCGGCGCACCGAAGCAGGCAGAAGGCTTCTAAACGTTTTCCGCTGCACTGGGCAGCATCTAACCGGCCGGGCCTGTCATGGCCCGTCTATCAAAACTTTGTAGGAGTATTGCAAATGTCCATTATCAACAGTATCGAAGAAGGCGCGGAAAAGGTTCTAAAGGAAGTCGAAAGCGTCTTTTCCGGCGGTGAAGTGAAGAAGGTCGAGGAAGAAATCGTCGGTGAGGCGGAAGCCGTTGCCGGTGACGTCGAGACGGATGCGAAGGATGTCGTCGCGGAAGTCGATCCGAAGACAGAAGCACCTAGCACGCCGACTACACCGACTACGCCCGCTGCATAAGCGAACATGAAGAAGTAGACGGGCAAGTTTCATAGCAGAACGACAGGGCGCTTTGTGTGCCCTGTTCCACCATCAAGAAAGGAAAGAATATGCCATCAAAATCCCCAGCGAAAGCTGCGGCGGCAACGGGAGTCGACCAAAACAAAGAGCAACAGTGTTCTTTGCCTACGGCGCGCGTCACCGTTCAGTCGGAAATCGAATCGATCTTTAACGCGCTCGTTACGACCGGCGCGGAAATCGAAGCGCTCGAAAATACTCTTCTGCCGATTGCGCACGGTGGCGTCGTCGGCTCTGGCCAGTGCGGCGACACGGAACCCCCTCCGCAACCGCAAGTGATCGACAGCCTTCGCGGCCTGTTGTCGGGCGTCGAGTCATACAACATTCGACTGTCGAATCTGCGTCACCGCCTGGCACTTTAAGGCGTTATCGTGGGCATTCGGAAAGTCTTTATCGACTGCTGCAGCGAGAACGACGGTCAGAGCTATGACCTTCCTCGCGTTGCAGCCTTCTTCATGGTCTTTACCGGTTTTCCATCCTTTCTTGCCCTGACCGCGTACAGTGTTTATTCCGGCCCAGACCACCATTTCGACATGATCGCGTTCGGTACCGCGTTCGGTGCGATCCTTTCCGGTGTTGCGATGGTGACGGGCTCGATCGCATTCAAGCAACGCAGCGATTTATAAGGAATCCAGAAATGAGTAATGAACGGACCCTCACCCGCAAACAGCTAGTCGCGGCGTTCGAGGAATGGGAAGAAGAGCGCCGCGCAGAGCCGGAAAATCACGGATTCGAGAATCTGGATGATGGACCCGTCTCAACGGTCGCAAAAATTCAGGTCGATTACGTCTTTGAACTGGTCGACCGCCAGGAGAAGGCTTAATGAGCATTCTGACAGACCTTGTACCCGGATCGCTCGCGGCGAAAGCGCTGATCGCTGTTGCGGTCTGCGATTTCGCCCTCGCGATCGGCGGGTATTACTACGGCCATAAGCAGGAAAAGGCCGCTTTCGACGACTATGTGCAGACGCAGAAGGCCGCAGCCGAAGCACAGGTTATCGCCAACCAGGCCGCGCTCAAAAAGCAGTCGGCCGACTTCGCCGCGCAAGTGGCGTCGATCCATTCGGAGTACACCGACAATGCACAGCATCTTCAATCGGCGCGTGATGCCGCTCTGGCTTCCGCTGCTAGTTATTCTGGCGAGTTGCAGCGCTACCTCGCCAGTCCCCACATCATCCGCGTTACAGTGCCCGGCGCTCCCGCCAGCGCCAGCGGAGTTGACGCAGCCGGTTCAGGCGGACTTCTTGACGGGGTATCAAGCCTTAATTGGTACCTCACCCAGCGGTTCAGCGACGCCGACGCCGACGCCAACGCCCTCAACGAAGCCATCGCCCTGATTGCAAAAGATCGAGCAGAGTGCAATGGCTCTTTGCCGGGAGTGACGCCGCAATGATCAAACACGCCGGTCACATCCTGGCGTTCGACAAAGAACGCTTCGGAATGGGTCAGTTAGGCCCGCTCGTTAGCATGAATCCGAAGTCGTTCTTTGAAGCGGCGTACGCGTCGCTTTTCATCGGGCGCCGTCACGAACTCGAAACCGACGAACGCTTCGGGCAGTTTCTTCCCTATGTGATTCTGCGTAGGATCGCTCAGGACGGCTCCGTGACGCTGTTCGAATACCAGCGCACCAAAAAAGTCGGGGAAGACCGCCTAGGTGGCAAGAAATCGTTCGGCGTAGGCGGTCACGTCGATTTGGCCGATGTATGGATCGACGACAACAGCGTTATTGATGTTGTCGCCACGACGGCGCATGCGATCGCCCGCGAAATGAACGAGGAAATCCTGTTCAGACTCGATCCGCAAGACCCGGTCGAGTCGATAACCATCACGTTCGATGAAGCTCGATACGGAAAGGCTAAAAGCGGCGAGCGAGAATTCGAGTTCGAGCGAAACTCACTCGTGCCGATTTTTCACGGGATCATCAATGACCTGTCGGACCCCGTCGGCCGGGTTCACTTCGGCTGCGTTTTCACGATCGACATTCCGGCGTATCTTGAGCCCATGTGCCGCGAGTCGGAACTGATCACCATCGGTATGCGACCGGTATCGGACATCTCAGGCGACGACCTTGAAAACTGGTCGCGGCTGCTCCTGAACGACATCGATTTTCTTAAGGTGACTGCGTGAGCGAATTTCAGTGGCGAAAGCCCATGAAGGCCGAAGACTTCGTCGACGAAGCCCTTGTGTTTCCGTATTACGCGTCGGTCAAGCTCGACGGTTACCGGACCATCGTCGACGAATGTATCGCGCGCACATCGAGCGGCGCTCCGATCGGTAATGATTTCGTCCGCGATTTCCTGTCGCACGAAAGCCTTGAAGGGCTCGACGGCGAACTGATCGTCGGAGCATGGAACGACAAGCGCGCGTTTCACAACACCAGCGGCCCGGTTCGACGGAAGCACGACAATCCCGATTTTCGCCTGTTCCTGTTCGACGATCGTACGCGGCCGGGCGATACGTTCTCGACACGCTTCAGCATGCTTAAGCATCGCGTATCGGTGATCCAGTCCAGGCACAAACGCCCGATCGAAGCGCGAATCGAAGTTATCCCGCAAACGCTGATATATAACCGGGAAGAATTATCCCGCTTCGAAGAGTCCTCGATTATGGGCGGTTTCGAAGGCGTCATGCTTACGCACCCTGAAGGGCATTACAAGTTCGGTCGTTCGACGTTGAACGAGAACCTTCGACTAAAGGTGAAACGTTTTATCACCGAAGAGGCGCAAATCGTCGGCTACGTCGAGCAGTTACGCACGCCTGAAGGTGGCATGATCGCTAACGAGCATACCGGAATGGTTGGCGCGTTCAAGGTGCATTCCGCGAAGTGGGGCGATTTCGACATTCAGGCGACGTCGCTTTCTTTCAAAGAGCGCAAAGAGGCATTCGACAATTTCGGCGCGATGTACAACCGCCAGATTGCATCGTTTGAATACTTCCCGCATGGCACGATTGACCGGCCGCGCCATGGCATTTTCCGGGGAATCCGGGGCAAAGAGGACATGGCAGAATGACAGTGAAACTTACAACCGATATTCTGGTTGCTGGCTGCGGCTCTTCGACGGCACTTGCCGGGCAATGGCTCGCCGCGATTCAGGCCGCATGCGATGCGCAAGGTATCAGCAACAGCGCTTCAAGCACCGCTGCGTTTCTCGCGAACGTCGGTGTAGAGTCGATGGGCCTGACGAACCTTGCGGAGAACCTGAACTACACGGCGGTTCGTCTCGCCCAGGTATGGCCGCAGCGTTACGCCGTGAGCCCGCAAACAGACACCAAGATTCCGAACAATCTCGCCGTGCTACTCGCTGGTCAGGGCCCACAAGCGATCGCGAACGATGTGTACGCTAACCGCATGGGGAACGGCCCGGCATCGAGCGGAGACGGCTGGAATTATCGTGGTCAGGGTTTGATTCAGTTGACCGGGCGTGCGCAGTATATGAATTTTTTCGCGGCCATCGACGTACCGTTGAACACCGATACGTCAGAACTGCAAACGACCGAACTGGGCGCGTCGTCGGCCGCGTGGTTCTTTGTTGATAGCGACGCGAACGACGCGGGTATTCAGGGGGACTTCGATACGACCGTCCAGAAGATCAACGGCCAGCCGCCATGCGCGGGTAACCAGGGGTCGCTGCGACAGGCGCGCTACGCGGCTGCGTTACCGCTATGTTCAGCAGCGAATATTGTTGCGAAGAGTCAGTCGACGAAGAAAACCCAAACCACGCCCCCAGTCCCGCAACAATAGCAGTCAGGACCGCGCGCAACATGCGGTCTTTCACCGTCGAACCGATCACCTTCACGGCGATGGATGCGATCAGCCCCGCTAACTCTGGCGATGCCAAAAAGTTAGCGGGGCTTTTTTCATGGTGTTCTATCGGCTCGCGGTCGCGCTTGCGAAAGCCGTGCCAGAATTTCTTCATCAAGCCCCCGTATACATCACAAAGACTGCTGCCAGATACGGCGGAACGATGCTGAATGCCGTACCGCTTCCGGTGTTGCCCGACGTCGCCGTGATGCTCGTACCCGCGCCATTGACCGAAATCGGAATCGTGTTCGCCGCGACCGATACGCCGGTACCGTTACCGAAGATCTCTATCCCGGTACCGCTTACGGCCGTCGCCATATTCCCGCTCTGCTGCTGAACCGTATTTCCGCCAGCCGCACCCTGACCGAGACCCGGCGAAGAGTTTACGATGTGTGCATGGCCGGGGTCACTAACCGCGTGCGCGTGTCCTGGATCGTTAACGACGTGCGCGTGTGCGCTTTGACTCAGGCCATGAGTATGACCGGGATCATTAACGTTGACCGGGTGATTATGTTGCGGCAAGTTACCGGTCGACAGTGTCGCGGTAGAAGAGCCCCCGGTCGCGCCAGCAGCGAGCGTCGGACCCGCGCCGATCGGGAATACGCCAGCATAGTTCGGCGTGCCGTTCAGGCCATTGCACAGGTGCCAGCCGGGTCCGTAAGCGGCCTGTACTGCCGCTTCGGTCGCCGTGCCGAACCACATCCGAATTTCGCCAATGACGTATTGTGTCGAGTTCGCCCAAATCTTCCATGCGGTCCACGATCCGTTTGAGCCGCCGCGCATGAATCCAAGGCCATTACGATCGCGATAGAACTGTGTGTAATAGGTCGTCGCGCCGTTCACCCATGACATGATCTCGAGTATCCCGGCTGCAGCCTGGTTGCCGCCATTCGACGGGGTATTTGGCGAGCCCGAAACGATTGCGTCCGACTGAAACTGAAACGTGCCCGAACTCAACAGCGTGTTGAAGTCGGTCGCCTGCGTAATCAGCATGACGCCGGGACCGCCGGGACCGCCGGAAGGCATTGGAACGTTTTTGATCATCTCGCCCGAACCCTGGATATATTCCCAGTTCGGAGAAGAGCCCGGCGCCGCGACATTTCCCGCGACCAGCGAGCGGTATGGTACGGGAACGCCAGAGCCATTAGCCGCAACTACTTCGGCGTACTGTGCATATCCCCCAGGGAAGCCTGCATACCATGGCGGACGGTTCGACGTTTGCCATGCCTGCACGGCCAGCGTCAGGGCGTTGAAAAGATAGTTCTGAATGCCGCGCTCGACCGCCTTCGCTTGCGGGTCGCCCGAGCCAAGATTGATTTCGTAATCGGGCGTATAGCCGTTTGCAAAGTTGACGAATCCGTTCGGATCGGTCGGCGGAATAACCGTCTGATCGCCCGCATTTGCGAAAGGCGTCAGGATAAGCGGCGGGACGATAAGTGCCATTTGTTAGGACTCCTGGACAACAGCGTAAGCTGTACCGGCGCACTGCGGCATGATGCCGTATGCAGGATTGTTGAGGATATCGAGAAACTGCGAAGACAGATTCATGTTCGACCCGACGCGATATTCCATATAACCACCCTGTGTAAGCGCGGGAATTGCGCCGGGGGGTGCGGTTAGCGTGAAATCGACGTTCGAGCCGTTGCCCGTGCCGAACTGTTGCGGACCCGTCGTCGTTGCCCATTGCCACGTACCCGACCAATAAAGAATCGCGCCGGTAGAGGGTACGAACGACGTCACAACGGCGCCGGTCACGTCGTTTAGCGTGTAGTCGGTCTGACTCTCAACGGTGCCGCTGGTTCTGATAAGAAGACCGCCAACCGTACCCAGTTCAAGCTGCGGATACGACAAGGTAATGGCCTTGTTGGACCCGGTCGGATCGGGCGTTACAACCGTCGCGGCGGTCGCACTGTTCCCGCTGTTGAACGAAATCTGAACACGGTACCAGCCGGGCGTATTGGTCGCGGATATGGAAGCCGTAGCAGAGCCGCCAGCGACTGCAATCGTCGGCGTAGAGCCCCATGTAATCGTCGCGGTCGCCGGTCCGCACGCTACCTTTGATTGTGTCGCGGTTCCCGGCTCGATATAGCAAGACAGCACGTAAATCGTGTTCAGGGCGACCGTTGATGCCGGGCCTGTCATGGCGCCAGCCGCGCTCGTCGGGGTTACCAGAACGCCGCCGTTGGCCGTACCGTCGATCCCTGTCTCGGTTGTCCTGGTTGCGTTCGCAACGGTCCACGACCCCGACGCGACGATGTCGGTGTTCGTGGATATCAGGTTCGTGCGCGACGAGGCAGACATCGGCAACGTTCCGCCGAAGCCCGTAATCGTGAGGGATTCTCCCGTCACGTTTTGAGCCGCCTGGGTATTGTCGGTCAGGTAGAAATAAGTCCCGGCCGCGAAGTTCCATGGCTCGCCGCCATTGAAAATGTATTGCAGCATTTGGTTAATCCACTGCTGCCGACCGTTCGACACGAGAGCGACGTATCGAAGCTGGCACGCGTAGCGGATTTCACTCAATAGGCCGACGACATTCGAACCGCCGCCGTAGAAGTTGTTGCCCACTTCGTTGTAATTTTCCGAGTCCGATGGGATCAGACTGAACGATGTCGTCGTGCCGTCGCCCGTACCGAATACGCGCGGCTGCTGAATGATCATCATCTGACCGGTGTTCTGCTGCGTTACTGTTGCCGTCCACGTCAGGGTCGCGCCAAGGGCCGGGGGCGTCGTGAACGTTACCTCATCCGTGGTGATGTTAAGCGACCAGTCTGCCGCAGGAACCGTTGTTCCGGCTTTCTGGATTGCGAGTGTACTGCCGACAAACTGAATGGGTGCGACGTTGCCGCCACCGTCGAGGAAGTTTCCGCGTTGTGCGCCATAGGCGAACGCATTCGTGATTGGATCGAAAACAAAGATGTCAAGTGGAAGGCCCAAAATGATGCACCAGACAACGAGCCCGAAAGCGTTTGCCGTCTGAAGGTCGAAGACGTTCTCTTCCCAGTTTGACCAGAACGCGGTGTTGTATTTGGTGTACCAGGTCTGCTTCGCATTGATGATCGACTGAATGTTGGGCGCGTTGTTTTGCATCCACTTCAGCGAGCGGGTCAGGGACGGATTCCAGGGCGTCATACTCATGACAGGTTCACCGTCACATTACCAATTTGCAAGTTGCCCTGCTGGAATCGGGTCATAACAACCTCGTACACATACGCGCCAGGGAAAGAAGGCGCGGCGTCGCCTTGCGGTACGCATGCTACCTGGCACGTCTTGACATAGAGACCCGGATACGCAGTAAGCACGGCGCCGCTCATTTCGAAGGCGTTCACATTGGCGCCCGCGACAAGGCCCGGCTCGCCCGCAACCAGACCATCGGCATAGTCCAGAATCGACTGGGCGATATTCGGTGCTCCGGGGGACTGTTGCGGGGTCTGCTGTACCGTTATGTTCACATAGGCGTCGTACATGATGGGCGTCGTGAACAGGACATAATACGAGACGCCGGTAACCGGGTCTTGCGTCAAAACTCCGTTCGGGCTCTGAACCGGATTACCCATCCCTGCCGCACCAAAATCCCACGGGCATCCGCTATTGTGCGAGGCATACATTGCAGCGGCGACAGCAGCCGGAGAAGGCGTACCAGCGACGCACACCCAAAGTGCTGAACCCTTGGTAAATGTCACGCCCGCGACGACGCCCGGCGATCCGGTGTTGTTCTCGACGACCTGAACTGACGTTACATTCGGAACGTTCAACAGGTTCGCATAGACGGCAGCAGCGCTTGCTGTGCCCTGTACCGCGAGTTGCTGATTTCGCTGATTCTTAAGCTGGGGGTCGGTCAGTTGTGATGCGCCCGGCGTAACGGTCGTTCCGGTTGTGCATGTCACGGAGCCAATGCCAACCTGACCGTCGATAATCTCCATTGCCCCTAGCGGGAATGGTATTGCACCGAACGCCTGAGACTGGAAAGTTGCCGAGACCGTCCCGCTGTTCGGGATGTCGATCGCCGACAGGAGGGCGAACGCGTCGCCGTTTGGCGTTTGCACGCGCGAGCCAGCAGCCCATACAGTCGTTGCATCGCCCGCGACCACGACGCCTTGCGCCACCGTCGATTTGTTAGTGCCGCGACCAATGCCGAGCAGTGAGCACGTCGCGTCCAGAAAAGTCCCGTACGCTAGTCCGGGGTTCTGCATGTTCGCTAGTTCGGCATTATTCTTCATGACTGAAGTACGCGCCGTCGTCTCGCTCGCGATCATTGTTCCTTGCGGCGTGCTCGCGTCAGTATCCAGGGTTGCGCCGAAAGCACCAGTCCATTCCCCTTCGACGTCCGACAAAAGATCGGTCGTGTCGATCGAAATCGTTCCGGTATCCAGAAGGTAAGTGTAGGAAGCGCTCATTATGTGATCATCCCGCCCGCCGTGCGCCCGCTCGTGCCGTCCTGCTCGTGGCCGTGCCCTGCGACGACGATGCTGTCAATGGTTGTCGAAGCAGGCAGGGTGCATACCTCGTCGCCGCTCGTTCCGGTCGCCGTGAAGCCGCCATTTACTGCGGTTAGGCCGGTCACGGTCAGGTTCTGATCGATCTGAAGATTTCCCGTGATCACTCCGTTACCGTTCAGAGTCCACGTTGGTGTGGTTACAGCGCACGAGCCCGGCGCGGTGATGTTTACGACACCATCGCCGATACTGACCCGCGTCGTGCCATCGACCGACTGAATCACCATGTTCGCGGTGTCGGCGCCGTTAATCGTGTACTTTCGAAAGACGTCAGGAACGAACCAGGAATCTTCGAAGCGGTGCTTTCGATATGAATTTGGCGGGGCCGGTGAGAGATTTTCGAGGAAGGTCGAAATATCCTTGTCCGCCGCGAGAATCCATCCCAAATCGCCCTTTTTCAGAGGGAAGTTGATATGAAAGCCGCCGCCGCCCAACGACAGAACCGGCGCGCTGGCAATCTGGTTACGCGCTCGCGTGTTGTCGTTCACGTCAACCAGCATCACGAGCGGCTGAACGGTCGCGACGTTGGTTGTTCGGTTGTAATTGATGACTTGCGCCGGAAGCAGCTTGTTCGTCTTCAGACCGTTTGCGTTAAACAGTGCAGCCATACCCGAAGCGAAAAAACTATTTTCGCCCGGCTGTTGATTAGCTAACGGTTTGTTCTGTAGAGACGACAAAAGACACGCCCGAAAAAGGTCGATTACGGGCGATTTTACAGCGTCGATCGTCTATATTAAGGCCGAAACAGTAATCTACTTTCGGCCCTTCTGCGCATGCTCATTTGCGAATGCCTCGCTCACTCCCTTGGCGACCATAACGTCGAACATCTTGAGCGCGTCTTCGAGCGAGTAATATTCCTCAAGCTCGCGCAAACGCGCCATATCAGCCCCAAGGAGCGCGGCGATAACCGGATCGACATAGGCCGACTCACGCGTCGCTACACCCTGCCCATCGGCTGTAAATCGCGTCGGCACACGAACCCCCTTCCACCCCCTTGCGATCGACCACGAGTGATCGCCGACCGTCTTCAGGAGCGCTTTTAGCACGATGCGTGGTGCGAGAACATCGGCTCGATCGAGGACGTACTGATTCACCCGTTCGCGGCTGTCAAGCGCGACCCAGTCTTCGCCAACGAGCACGTCGGTAAATTCAAGGACTGCGAGTGGAGACGAGTCGACGTCAGTTGCCAGTTCGAGCGCACGCACGGCCGCAAACTGGCGGGTTCGATATGTCACGCCGAACATTTCAAAGGTCTTGGTCTTGGTAGCCATTATGCAGGAGGCGCCCCGTTTGCCTTGATATCGAAAGGGGTATCGCGAGAAGTCAGATTATATTCAAGTGCGTAAATAACATATCCAACGTTATTAAGGCTGGGATTCATCGTCGACACGAGGGTTGCCGCGCACGACAAAAGGAGTTGCGAATTAAAAAGCACTTCGAATTCGCATCCCCATTCATCCCAAAGTGGCATGTTAATAAATTCGTCAAGCGTAACCTGACCGGCCGATGCAATGACCGCATTAACATCCTTGACATACAGGGTATTATTGTCTACATAAGCCGCAACATTAGGGCGGTAATATGACTGAAGGTCGACAAGCAAATCTCCGACGGTATGAACCGACGCGCCGGGGTTCGTAATGACCTGATCATCATAGCTCGTCTGGCAAGCCAGATTGACGCCCATTTGCGCAGCGATAAAAGCCGCGTATGCCTTAAACGTCATTTGTCCCGGCGGAATCTGTGTGATGTACTGGACCTTGTTGATCTGCTGCGAATAAGCCGTGATCTTCACGGCCATATTCGGCAATTCTCCAATAGGACCGGCGAGCGCGACCTGACCGACGAACACCGTAATTACGTTAGATTGTTGACCCGGATTAGAATAACCAGCCTGTACCGTCACGCCGATATAACTCTGTTGGGTCGCGTTCGGTTGCCCGTTTTCTATATTGCGCTTGTTCCACGCCGAAAACTGGGTGATAAGGGACGCGCGAAGACTCACCGACAAATTTGTGACGACGACTTCGCACTGCTGCTGCTGCGCGAGCGCGGCTTTCGTAATCTTGACTTTCAGGTCAAGAGATTCGTCGAGCACCACATTACCCTGCGGCATTGCAAGGGTAATGGTCAGAACGCGGGTTCCCAACGGCATGATTAACCCTTTTCCTGATTCGTGACGCTATTCACAGCGTTTTGCATATGGTACTGCATGCGGTCGTCGATCGCTTTCGCGAGTGTTTTTGCGTCCATTCCCGCACCGCTGATATAGAAATTCATCGTTGGCGGCGTTGCCATGACCCCGCCGACACGCTGCGCGGTGAGTGATGTCGAGCCGTTCGATCCGTCGATAATCTGCTTCTTGTACGTTTCCATCGCCGCGAGCCCGCGCTGCGCGACGAGAAGCTGATTCTTGAAATCGGCGATCTGTATTTGCGACAGGCCGATCGGATTCTGAAGGCGCGAGTTCGCCTGGTTCGCGCTATTCAGATAGCCCGCTTCGAGGTTATCGACGGTGTATTGGACGTCGCCTTTACCGATACCGCCTTGCTTCAACTGCTGCACGGGAACGCCCAGCGCGCCCGCGATCGCGTTCTGTACCTGTGTGAGCATGAGTGTGTCGCGGTTCTGGCCGATACCCGAACTCGAACCGCCGTAGTGCCCGGCGACTTTCGCTTGATAGTTAGGGTCGGAATTGCCGTTGTAATAGCCAAGTCCCTTCGACACATCGCCGCCAGCACGCTTCAGGCTTTCCGCGTAGATGCGGGCGCCAACCATGATGTTCGCGCCCGGGTCCATTACGTCGGAGCCGCCGCCATAGGCTTTCCAGTTGCCCTTCGTTACCTGCATAAGACCGCCCGCGCCGGTCGACGAATACTGACCGTTTCGACCGTGCGATTCAGTCTGCATGATCGCATAGAGCATTTGCGGATCGAGCCCGTACGCCGCTGCGCCCGCTGCAATTTGCGCGCTGTACTGGCTATTTTTCCAGTCGCCGTTACCTCCGCCGCTCGTCGACATGTTGGACGGACCAGACGAGCCAGAGGCGCCCTTGACGCCCCCCGCCTGCCCGATGTTACCCGCCCATGCCGCCCACGCCTGGTGAATGTCCACGGCCTGTGAGAACGACGCTACGGACGCCGCGAACAGGTTCATTGCAAGCGTCGTCTGGTTGGCCGTCTGGATACCGGCCTTGTTCGACTCGTCCATCTTGTCGACGATATCGCTTGCTTTTTTCTGCTCTTTTTTCTTGTCTTCGGCCTGCTTCGTTTCAGCCTGTTTTTGAGCAGGCGACGGCGCGTCGGGAATCCAGAAGTGGCCCGGTCCAAAGTGACCAGGGCCGGTCGCGCCAGGTGTCGACGATGCGGGTTGACTGGGTACAAAGTGGCCGTTGACGATTTTCCCGGGTGTCGGCGCGTTTGGCGTCGTTACCTTGTTCATTGCGTCGACGATCTTCGTGATCCATCCAACGAACTTTTCTGCGGCGGGTAACAGGTGCTCACCGAGCGATATTTCGAGTTCGTTTATCGTTTCCTTGAACTTTCCAAGCTCGTCGTTAAATTTTGCGAGACTATCTTCTGACTGCTGGCGTTGCGTGATTTCTGTCGTCGTAAGCTGGTTGATGTCGCCGATCGCCGGTCCAAGCTTTTGAAGCGTCAAAAGCCAGTCCTGAGAGAAGCCGGTCGACTTCGCGATACCCTTCACCTGATCGGACGACTTGCCTTGAAGCGACGAAGCAATCTGGCGCATTTCGTCGTTCAGACCGGTCGGCTTATCGTACGATCCCGGATCGACGCCAAGGAACTGCTTCATTTGGAAACGCTTCATTCCCGACGGATCGGCGAACGCGTCATTCGACATTTGCGACAGGCGCTTGACGCCTTCTAGCGCACCGTCACGGCTCACCATGCCGCCCGAGCCATTGGCGAAGGCTCGTTGGTAGTTCTCGATCCGCAAGCCCGACACACCCAGTTGCATTCCCGCCGCGCGCTGGGCGTTAAATTGCTCGCGAAGGTCCATTACCGACTTGACGCCGATCGCGAGTGCGCCAACTGCGACGGCTGCGACGGCGAATTCGGCGCCTAGACCCTTGACGGCGGTCGCGACGGCGTTCAATCCCGGAACCATTTGATCGAGTTCCTTCGCCGCGCCGGATGCGAACTCTTTAAGCCCCTTACCGGCCTTCGACCCCGATTTTTCTACACCGTCCATCTTCGTCTGTAGCTTCTCAAGACGAGAAATACTGTCTTTTAGCTCGACGGTGTACTGAAGTACGAACTTGTCAAGATCGTCGGCCATTTATTGAATCCTAGTTACCCTGTTGCGCCGCGAGACCGATAGCCGGTCCCATAATGCGAGTGATTTCGACCGCGAAAGATGTCGCCATTTCGGCGCCAGCCTTCTCCCAAAACACGGGCCGGTCGGCGTGCGTCTTGGGGTCGATGCCGTTGTGTTCGAGGATTGCTTCGAAGACGCTCTCGACGTTTTGCCACGACCCAAGATGGTTGTCGATCAGTTGCGGCGTCTTCATTTCGATGCGCGCGCCGTTGTTTATCACGACCGCATAGGCGAGCACTTCGAGCGTGTAGGCGCGACGGAATGTCTTGTCGTGCGACGCCGCGAACTCGACAAAACGCTGCTGGATATCCCATCCGTCGAGCGCCGGGAAGCGACTGATTTCGACGGCACGTTTTGTTCCGTCGGGAAGCGTAATTTCAAAATTCATGCGGAAGCCCAAAGGAAGGTCGACAAAGAGCACTCATTATCGACCCCCTTCGAGTTGCGGGCAAGCTTTACAGTTCGGCATCGAGCGCTATATTTGCCAACGCCAAAAACAGACCGGCGGCGGGGGTATTCGCGTTCGGAGTAATGTTGTTGCTTGTCGCGCCGCAGCCAATCGACGTCACGTTACTGGAACTAGAAATGTTAGCTGTTACGGCTGGCGTCGTGCGCATCGAAACTGGAATAGGAAGGCCTGACGTCGTGGCATTCCCCGCCGAAGGGTTGTATCCTGCTATGGCAATCCCGTTGAATCCGATGCTGTTGTGATAGCGAAGACATCGATATCCTGTAATTCCGACATCTTCTTCTTCGAACGGCGTGCAAACAGAACCAGCCTCAAGTTGGACTTTTGTAACCCCAATCGTCGCGCCAACGGTCTGACTCCATTGTGTAGTCCCGGTGGCGCACAAGAAAGCCCCACCAGACTGCCACACATTAAGAGTCGAAGTT